TTTCTGCTTAGGGAGAATAACTGGCGCAAAGGAGGCGCTGATTATATGACAACACACTTTTCAAATGGTGTAACAAACGTTCCTGGTAAAATGCTAGGCTCGTCTGTTTTTACAAAAGCAAGACAACCTCTTATTACTGGTAATAACAATGAATTCGCTTTTCAAGATGATTTTGTTAAATACAATGCTAGTGATTGGAACATAACTGAAACTGCTGCTGCTTCTACACAGAACGCAGATTATGCTAACGGTTGGTTAGTATTAGGAGATGATGGTTCTCCAAGTGCTAATGACGTTAACTTAGTTGAAGGTTATAACGTGTGGAATTATCAATCAACAAAAGGAATGGCTTTTGAAACATCTTTCGCAAGTATTGATGTATCTGAAGCAAATATATTTGTTGGTTTAGCTAACACTGCATTATCAGATGTAGCAGCTATTCCAAACGATTGTGTAGGTTTTCATCATGCAGAAGATACAACTACTATTCAGTTTGTAATTTCTAAAGATGGAACTTCTACGTCAACTAACGTCCTTTCTACATCCGGTGGTTCGGCAATAACTTTTGCTGATTCAACTGTTGCAACTCAAAGTGCAACTGCAGGTCAAATTCCATCTAACTCTGTTAGATTAGGATTTAGATTTATACCTGCTGGACAAGAAGGTGTTACGACTGGAACATATAGAGTTTACTACAACGGTAACCCTGTTTTAGATCAAACTACTTTAACATACGTTCCTGATGACATAGGTTTAGCGGTTGTTATGGGTACAAACACTAAAGGTACTACAACTACTAACGCAATGATCGATTACGTAAAAGTTCTTGGCGAGAGAGTAGTATAATAATAATTTGTGAGCTCCTTCGGGAGCTCACTATTAAGGAGAAAAATGGGCACATATTTAAATGACGTAAAAGCTTCCGTAGAATTAACTAGTTCAGGAAGATTACAAGGAGACGTAAGTGGTACATCTACTAATTTAGGACCGTGTAGAATTATAAGTATCAATGCACATTTAACAGGAGCAGATGGTGAAATTACAATTCAAGATGCTACTACTGCATCTGGTGTTATTAAAATCCATCTAAAAGGTGGAAGTGCAAGTAATGAAACTTTAAATTTTAATTTTGGCGGTAATGGAGTTAAATTTGATACTGCACCTTACGTAACATTAGCAAATATAGATTCCTTTACTGCTTATTACGGATAGGAGGCTAAATGGCTAATACTACTTCCGGAACAGTAACGTTCGACAAAACATTTGCTATTGATGAAATTATTGAAGAAGCATACGAACGTATTGGTATGCAAGGTACTTCTGGCTATCAATTAAAAACAGCCAGAAGATCACTTAATATTTTATTTCAAGAATGGGGAAATAGAGGTATTCATTTTTGGGAAGTAGGTGATACCAATATAGATTTTGTTGAAGGTCAAGCTACTTATACTTTTTACAGAGCAACAGGAGATGGCACAAGTTCAACAACAGCAGGTGGAACTACAGGTACTTCTACTTATGGTTTATCTGATGTATTAGAAGCTACATATAGACAGAATTACAATACAACTTCCGAATCAGATTCATCAATGACTAAAATTGATAGATCAACATATTCAGCTTTAGCTAATAAATTATCAAAAGGAACACCTAATCAATTTTGGGTTCAAAGATTTATAGATAAAACTACAGTAACTTTTTATCCAACACCAAATTCAACTGCAGCATCCAACTATGCTCATATTTATTTTGTTAAAAGAATTCAAGATGCAGGAGACTATACTAATGCAACAGATGTTCCGTACAGATTTGTTCCGTGTATGTCTTCAGGATTAGCTTTTTATTTAAGTCAAAAATATAATCCAGAGATGACACAAAATTTAAAACTACTTTATGAAGATGAACTAGCAAGAGCTTTATCTGAAGATGGTTCACCATCTAGTAGTTACATAACCCCTAAAACTTACTTTCCGAGTATATAATGGCTAAATTTGCAGGAGGAAAATACGCACTAGCAATTTCAGACAGAAGTGGAATGCAATTTCCATATCTAGAAATGGTTAAAGAATGGACAGGTGCATGGGTTCATTATTCAGAGTTTGAACCTAAACAACCACAAATTAGTCCACGACCCATTATTGCTGATCCACAAGGATTACAACATGTTAGACCATCAAGAACAGCTTTTCCAACACCTACTATTTTAGATGATGATCCTTTTAGTGCTGTTGCGTCAGATGCAACTATTACAGTTTATGAAGAAAATCATGGAAGATCTGCAGGAGATGCTGTTAGATTTACACAAGTAAAAGATATAGTAGGAGGTGTATCAATTGAAAGATTTGAATTAGATACTACTTTATCAGGAGATATAACAGATTCAGCTACTACAATTGGATTAACAAGTGCAACTAATTTTCCTAATAGTACAGGATATATTGTAATTGAAAAAATTGATACAGATAGTACTTCAGCTACATATGGTGAAGACATAAGTGAAACTATAAAATATACTGGAGTATCAGGAAATAATTTAACAGGATGTACAAGAGGAACAGCTGCTCCTTCTTATGGAAAAACTCCATTAAATACTACAGCTACTACACATAGTAGTGGAGCTAAAGTGTATGGTTCTTTTATTATTACACCTGTAGATGAAACAATTGCAAACGCAGGAGTTCCTGCTACAATTACTGTTAGCAACAAATATACTTTTGAATTAGCAGCAACAGCTGGAAGTTCACAACGTGGAGGAGGCACAATGGTTTTCGGTGGACCCGTAAACCAGAGACCATAATATGGCAGGATATAATTACGCAAATTTAGTTACAGCAATTAGAAATTGGACAGAAACAGATAGTAATGTTTTAACAGCAGCTATATTAAATGAAATAATAGAACAAGCTGAATATAGAATAATGAGAGATGTACCAATTGACGCAGATAGAAAACAAGCAAAAAACAGATTTGTCACAGGACAACAAACTATAAACTGTCCAGCAGGATGTTTATTTACTAGAGGAATTCAAGTTTATACAAGCACAGATGGTACTACTATTTCAGGAGCTAATTCTTGGTTAGAGAAAAAAGATCAAACTTATTTAAATGAATATATAGCAGCTAATACATCTACAGGAACTCCTAAATATTATGCTCAATTTGGAGGTGCTACTGGTACTACAGATACAACATCAGGTACTTATATGGTAGCTCCTGTTCCAAGTGCTACTTTTACATTTCAGGTTCATTATAATGCCATGCCTACTAGCTTAGTGACTGCTACTAGTGGAACTTATATTAGTCAAAACTTTGGAAATGGCTTATTATATGCGTGTTTAGTAGAAGCCTTTTCTTTCTTAAAAGGCCCTATAGACATGTTGACATTATATGAGCAAAAGTATAATAATGTACTAACTAAATTTGCTGCAGAGCAAATTGGGAGAAGAAGACGAGATGATTATACGGATGGAACTATTCGTATACCAGTACCGTCTCCAACTCCATAAGGAGATATAAATTATGGCAATAACATCGGCGATTTGTTCAAGTTTTAAACAAGAACTATTACAAGGAAAGCATAACTTTAGTTCATCAAGTGGTGATTCTTTTAAAATTGCTTTGTTTGATAGTAGTGCTACTTTAGGTGCTTCTACAACTGACTATTCTACTTCTGAAGAAATTACAAATACTTCGGGAACTGCATATACAGCAGGCGGAAAAGCATTAACAAATACTGGAGTAGGTTTAACTTCTACAACTGCATTTACAGATTTTTCTGATGTATCTTGGACTTCTGCTTCTTTTACAGCTAATGGTGCTTTGATTTACAACACAACTACTGGAACAAGTACAAGTACTACTGACGCTGTATGTGCAATTGCATTTGGATCTGATAAAACAGCAACTTCTGGAACTTTTACAATTCAATTCCCAGCAAACGATTCATCGAACGCTATTATAAGATTAGCATAGGAGGTCACCTATGTCAGTAAACTCAGGATGGGGAAGATTAACCTGGGGCCAAGCTCAATGGAACGAAGATAGTGCTCTTGCTACTGGTTGGGGTGCTAAATCATGGGGTGATGGTGAATGGGGAAATCTAGCTGATGAAACAGTAACTCTTACTGGTTTTTCTATTACTTCTACATTAAATGATTCTGTTACAGTTACAGGAACTGCTTTAGTAGAGCCTACTGGTATTTCATTTACTTCTACATTAGGAACACCAACAGCAGTTGTTGATGTATCTTTAGAAACAGCTAACTTTTTAATTAATTCTACACAAGGATATATTACTACTCAAGTTGATGTTGATGTAACACCAACAGGAATATCTTTTGGTTCAGCAGTAGGGGTTATTGATCCTGCAGATCAAATAATGGGTCTAACAGGATTAGAAACAACTGTTGCACAAGGAACAGCTGTAGCTCCTAACGAAGATGTATCAGTAACAGGTTATCAAATAACTTCTGAAATGGGTACTCCGGTATTCATCAATGAGGTTGTAGTTCAACCTACAGGTTTTGGATTAAGTACTACATTAGGTTCTGTAACAGTTCCTAATGATGCAGCTGCATTAACTGGGTTTGAAATAGAGTCTAATTTAGGTATTATTGTAGGTACTGGATCAGTATCTGTTCCTATAACGGGAGTAGCTATGACTTCAACATTAGGCACTGTTCCAGAATTACCAGATCAAATAGTTGGATTTAGTGGACTTTCTTCAAGTACTAGCATCGGATCTGTAGATTTACCAGATCAAGTAGTTGGTATAACAGGTCTTTCTATGTCCTTGACTTTTAACCCTGCTACTACTAATGTATGGATGGATGTTGACACAGGAACTACAAGAAGTTATAGTGATGTAGATACTGGAACTGATAGAAGTTATTCTGAGGTTTCTAAAGGAACAACAAGAAGCTATACGGACGTGGCAGCATAGGAGATAAATTATGGCATCAACATACACACCTCTTGGTGTAGAATTAATGGCAACCGGTGAAAATGCCGGTACATGGGGTACAAAAACTAATACCAATTTAAATATTTTAGAGCAAATAGCTGGTGGCTATATTGTTCAAACTTTAAATGGTGGTGGAGCTGGAGCAAATACTACTACTTTATCAGTATCAGATGGTTCAACTGGCGCAACTTTAGCTACAAGAGTTATTATTCTAGGAGCAGAATCTCCTCAAACGATTTCAGGAAATAAAATAGTTACTATTCCACTTGATGTAGAAAACTTTTATTTTATTAAAAACAGCACAAGTGGTGGTTATACAGTTCAACTTAAATATGCATCAGGTTCCGGGGACTCTGTTACTTGGGCAACAACTGATAAAGGTTGGAAAATTATTTATGCAACCGCTAATGATGGTACAAATCCAGATATAGCAGAAATT